AGCAACAATCAAAAGTATGGCTGCCGAATTGGCTAAAGGTCTAAAAACACCAGAAGACTTAAACCAAATGACAGCAGTCTTTAAAAAATTCATGATTGAAACTGCACTCAATACTGAACTTTCAGACCATCTCGGTTATGAAAAGCATCAGCCCAAGAAAGGCTCAAATAGCCGTAATGGGTTTAGTTCTAAAACCATTACAACTCAAGATGGACAACTGGCTTTAGATATTCCCCGTGATCGAGAAGGTTCATTTGAGCCACAAATTATCAAAAAGCACCAAACACGCATCACCAGTATGGATGACCAAATCCTCTCACTGTATGCAAAAGGAATGACTAATAGGGAAATTGTAGCCTTCTTCAAAGAAATGTACGATGCCGATGTGTCAGCATCTCTCATCAGCAAAGTTACCGATGCTGTGATTGAGCAAGTGACTGAGTGGCAAAATAGAGCCTTAGATAGCCTTTATCCTGTTGTCTATCTTGACTGTATTGTTGTCAAAGTCCGTCAGCACTCCAATGTGATTAACAAGTCCGTATACCTTGCTTTAGGCATCAATATGGATGGGCAAAAAGAATTACTGGGTATGTGGATTGCTCAGACAGAAGGTGCCAAATTCTGGCTGTCAGTCATGACAGAGCTAAAAAATCGAGGAGTACAGGACATTCTTGTTGCCTGTGTAGATGGATTAAAAGGCTTTCCTGACGCGATAGCCTCTGTTTACCCTCATACTGATATTCAACTGTGTATTGTGCATGTTGTACGCAATAGCCTGAGATTTGTAAGCTGGAAAGACTACAAGGCTGTTACGTCGGGTCTGAAAGCGATTTATCAGGCAAGTACAGAGGAAAATGCTTTAAAGTCCCTAGACATCTTCTGTGATCAATGGAATCACCAGTATCCCAAAATTGGAGAATCCTGGCGGGCCAATTGGGAAAATATCCGAACGATCTTTAGCTATCCAGCCGAAATACGTCATGCTATTTATACAACAAATGCGATTGAGTCGTTGAATAGCGTAATACGCCATTCAACGAAGAAAAGGAAAATCTTTTCATCTGATGACTCAGTAAAGAAGGTCATTTACTTAGCAACATCAAATGCTGCGAAGAAATGGACGATGCCAATTCAAAATTGGCGTTTAGCAATGAATTGGTTTACGATTCAGTTCGATGATCGATTAAAAGATCATTTATAAAAAATGGAACTTACACAAAATAATTTACAGGCTCGCTTGCTCTCCAGAACTTATAGTTGGTATGTTGTCCTCCCTAAGCTAGTATAGAAATCTTTTATAGAGCCTTAACGCAAATACTCACATTTACAGACGTGTTAATTGTGTGAGCTGTGCAACCTGAGAAAAGGAGGCACAGCAATGTAATGATCGATGCAAATTTAGTACGCTTACACATATAAGTTACTTCTTTAAAAAGAGTGCTCGTTCTGCTTCTCGGCGACGAACTAAACCTTTCATAACTTTGCCGCCTGCTTTATTCCAGACAAGGAATTGATCAGCCGCGCCTTGGTATTCACCTTTGTTCAGCAACTTGAGTAAAGTTGAACCTTTAAAAGCGCCTGAGCCAATGTTGTATGTCAGCGATACCAACGCATCAAACTGATTCTGATTGATAGCTACCTTCACACTTTGATTCACCACAGCTTCAAAACGGTTTAAATCATGAGCAAAAAATTCTTTTGCCTGATTCAATGTGCACGTATTACCTCGTTTGACTTTAACGCCGTTAGGATAAACCGTGGTACCAAAACCAATGGTCCACACACCAACCCCATCGTCATACGCTGTAAGTACCAGATCTTCAAAACTTGTAATTAAATTGATACCAACTTGGCTGGCTTTCATGCCACTGGATTGGTATTCATCTAAAATTTCGCTAAATCGATCAACTTGATTTTGTGTTAGTTTGCCGCCAAGTAGCTCACGGGCTATATCAAAGAACGCCTTGCGATCCATATTAATTTCCTCTGAACAAATAAAAACCGCCCTAAGGCGGCATATAAAATTGATTAATAAAACGGCTTTAATTCGGACTGTCTTTCTTTTTTTCCTGCTCGGAACTACCGAAATAGAAGCCACAGGCAGTTGTCATCGCACCAGCAATGAAACCTAATGCTGTATTGATGAGGTTGCTATTCTCTCGCGGCATATCGACAAAAAATAGAGCAATCACTAGGACGAACATCAGCCCAACCAATGCAAAGGCTAAATAAGCCCGAGTCTGTTCACTTGTCATCAAAATCCCCTTTTATCCGTTCTTTCGTTTGTTCATATTGCTTCTTACGTAACTGGTGGATTTCATCAGCACGCTGATTCTCCTTACGCTTGTAATAGAGATTTAAAATGAATGTTGCCACGGCCACTACAACACCAAGTACCGCTATCCAGTCAATTGAAGCCCACCAAGACACCACGCTCACCCCTGCACTTGTGTATGTTGTATAACTAAATTTGGTTGCTGTTGCTGCTGCATTTGCTGCAGCCTCAACAGCTCCCTGTTTTTCTGTCATGTCTATCTCCGGATATCTAAGTAAAAATAAAACAATTAAAAGAGTTGGATTAGTACTTTCTTTTCAGTTACTTCCGACAAAAACTGGTTGAAAAAATGTATAATTACCTCTAGCTTCAGCTAGAAGTCAGCGCAACTAGTTGAAGTTAAAACCCTCTAGTTTCAATAAAACTAGGGGGTTTTTTGAACATAATTAATATGAAAAAAGCACCCGTTTGGGTGCTTATAAAAGGTTTAAGACTGTTAAAGCGTTTGTAAAATTTGACCTCCATTGATTATCTGTAGGGACAGTAACGGTGCACCAATAATGGCTGGCCCACCTGGTCCTGGTAATCCTGCTTCAGTACCATGGTATTTCCAACCATATGTATCACTACTTACCGCTGCGGTACCAACTCCCCCCCAAACGCCACCATAGCCTGATAGAGGTGTACCTTCATCCTTATCCTGCTTGCGATACCCTTGGCCAGGTACTGTTAGCGTGGCGTCACTAACTTTATTGACAATATAGTTATTCTCAAAAAACGCCCTGAATTGAGGTACTTCTTGAGCAACTGGAACATAACTCAGTACCCTTCCGAATGGTGCACCGCCGCCACCAGGAACACCCTGAATCGCGTAGTTGTATCTGGTACTAATCCCACTTGGCGTAGCTCCACCACCAGAGCCACCACGAGCAACAATACCGCCATCGATGATCAAATTCACTTTGCTGTGACGCACCAATAAGCCTGGTGCGCCCGCATATCCATTACGACGGGTTCTTGTATATTGATCTTCTGGCGAATTTTCTCCCCATGGTGCATAAGCTGCATGTGCAATACCACCATCACCACCCCGCCCGACCACATGGCCTTTTATAATGAGATTCACCACAAGATCAGGAGGGAACTCACCTGTATCAATAGCAGGAATCTCTTGCATTGCAGGAATGTTGTATATATAAGTTGGTTTATCATACCAATGGTTATATATCAGCTTTACCTCGTCACGATATGCACTTGAACTTAAAATCAATACGCCAGGCTCTACCACAAAATTGATTTCTCCAAATGCCGGCAGCTCACCTCTTTGCATCTGATATAACCGAGCCAGATTGATATCAAGCTGATCATAACGGATATAAATTGGAGTTGTATCTGGAGGCAATTCGTTGAAATCCTTGTCGTTCATGTAATAGCGTTCATCATAGTTGATGGCGGTGATTTTATTGCTCGTCTTGCCTACAGGTTCCTTTTTGGCCACCAGATAAGGTAACGAGCCTTTGGTATCATCGCTCACCACAATATACGTCGTGTTGATGTAATCCTCTGGATTTAGCTTAAGCGGACCATTTGGCAAACGCCCTAACAAGACTTTGTTAGGTGTGGCACCTGCAGTTACCGGAATCAGATCCACACTGCCATCACTCATCTGCAGATAAATTACATAGCTTTTGTCTGCAATAAACTCCACATCATGACTTAAGGTCAGGATCAGGCCTTCCTGCTGCAGCACATCACCGCTGCGGTGAATACGATTGCGATAATCCGCTACCGCAATCCGGTCACGCAGTACCAGTAACTCTGACTCAGATGCAGCATCAAAGGTAATCGATCGACGCTGGAAGCGCATCTTGTTCCAGAGCCGGTACGCATTAAAGTGTGCTTGCCACTTGTTACGTACACCGACCGATTTACCTCTTTAGGTTTTGGCGCTTTTATCCGGCAAGTAGATATTGATCGGCTATCGTCGGCAGGATCCGTATATTCATAGATCAGGCCATCATAGTCATCCATACCCAAAGCTCAGATCCTTTGATAGGTTTCCGGATAAATATTCCTGAAGTTAAACAACAGTACCGAGTTATCGGTAGGCCGTTCAAAATACAGCTTGAGCTTATTGTTCTGACGATAAGCAGTACACCCTACTGCGTCACAAACGTTGGTGACCAGTTCTTCAAAGGAAAGGTTGGTATCATCAATGGTTGCACAGAACTCTGCGGCCAGCGGTGTACCAAAGTAATCCACAATTTCAAAGTAAGTCCGGTAGATATTTTCCAGATCCAGCTCATCAACCGTACGGCGCCCGATCTTGTCATCCAGTGCCATCGATACCAAGGCATCGGCAAAGCTTGAGGTCGGATAAATATCCGTGGTCATTGCTCCGTCTCTATAAGTCGGTAGCATGCGCTGCAGGTCAAAGTTGATCTTGCGTGTCTTGACTGATAGAGCGCCTGTAGTGGCGTAGGTTCTGGCACGGAAAACAGTTTCACTGTGGTACCGCGTGCTTTGCAGTGGAAACGCTCCGTAGAGTGCTTGCCACTTCACCTCATCCACCACACTCGGTGCATTGATTGCGCCAGTCACCCGACGTGCACGGACACTGCAACGGCCTTGAAATGTGGTCATATCCAGTGTGACACCCACAGTCTGACGTGACTTGGAAGATCCTTTCATGGTGATCCGCTGAAACATTGGATTACCCAATGGCTCACCATTCACATTAATTGGTGTCACTTCCACTTCAAGCTCAACATCCAATGCACCCTGAATGTTGCCGTTGAAAATAGCGTAGAGACCATTGGTCGCAACAAAGTTACACAGCACCCGGTTACGCTCAACATTGTCCAGAACAAAAGGCCCGATCCATTTCTCACCTATCGATGCAAGTCGTGGTGATAACTCAGCTGTTTTCTGGGTTTCCAGCTCTTTCAGGATCCACCAGCCTGGATTGACTGCGGCTGGATTGGATAAGGTCATCCGGTCATTTGCAACAGACAAAACACTGTAGACACCATCCAGATGATAAAACTGGTTATTGAACCAGAAACCGCTATTGGTGATTTCTACCCGATCATTACTAACAAACTTTGTGGTTAAATCCGTAAGATTAGATGCAGATCTTAAAATTTCATTCGGATAACCAAATCTTAGATGGTTGGTACCTTCCAGTACCTGAGTATCAGCTGAGCGCAGGATCTGGCCATTGACCGAGTTTTGTTGCTGTACAGATAAAGGTAGTGTCGTAATCTCACTGCCTAAAAAGAAATACGGATTGCCAGTAACAATATCGACATCGGGGCTATACACCTCGATCGATGCGCCGGCAATATCAACAATGTTGGTTTCACCGTCAAAAGCACCATTGACTTGATAGTGGCCACGGCCAATACATCCGACAATATGCTCAACTTCGACATTGTTCTCGTACACCTTGTATGGAACAGCGATCAGGTCAGGCGTATCGTTTGCAGCACCCAACAGATCCACAATGCGGCCATTTACCCGCATCTTGTTTTCACGGCTTGAAAGCTCGTTATTGGCGGATGAGGACTGGTTGTTATTCTGGTTGGTCTGCGCGATCGACGGCGTTGGCATTAATAGTGCCACGGCCAGCCCCACAACTAATGATACGACTGCAGCAACCACGGCGGGAATGCCTTTCGGATTCTCAATCACAATGAATGTGCCAGGTAGAAAATCCAGCTGCTTCAGGTCATGGGCATTTTTTGGTGTAACTTCGTTGGCCACCGAAATTTCAGCATGCTCCATATCACTCGGATTATGGAAGATGCGCAGGTGCTCAGGCATATGCTCGTACTTTGCAGTGAGCCATTGCCCTAAGGTTGCAGCGCGTTCTACAACCTTGTTTTCAGATAAAGGATCTTGTTTATAAATAATCTTAATCATAGTAACTGACCCGATTAAACCCCATTGCCATTACGACTTGTTCAGATAAATAAGACACACCGCTTTCTATTAAATGCAAAACCTTACCCCCACGAAAAAGCCCCACATGCGGGGGCTTATTTCTGAGTCTTGGGTGGAAGGCGACAATGCAGCCTTCCTTGGGCATGGGTAGCGGATTAAGCAATTTCAAACGTGAAGGTAAAAAAGTGATTTCACCCTTAGGCTGCATAAACAGTTCAAGTGCTTCCCCACGATCTATGCCATACAGATCCATTGCGGCTTCATGCGCAAAGTGGACACAGTTGTAATTTTCCTGATCGTATTGCCGGTCGAGTAAATGATCATGACCTTTCGTATTCATAACGCCCCCTTAAGACCGGTGAAACGATCCAGTGAGAAAATGTCGCCAGTTTTTGCGGTATTCAGTCGCGGTGACTCAGCTTTAAATGTGACTGCCTTGTGGTCCATGGCCACGCCTGACAGTTGCAGCCCAAGCAAGTAATACATCGGTGTATTGAGATTGTCCGAGCTATAAAGCCGGTAATTTACCGTTGGCTTAATATCCGGATATTGCCCCTCCATCACCCGCTCAAACTCATCCGGCAGTACATCACCAAGCCCTGAGATTGAAATCGTTAAGGACTGGTCCAGATCACCCAACATGCCTGAGCGCTGGATCTCGGCAGGCAGATATTCATAGAACAACTGACTGTCATTCTCCTTGTGCCGGACATAAACGCCCTGATCATCATTGCGGACCACCCGATAGGTATTGATGAATGATGGATGTGTCAGCTCAATACACTCCAGCTGATAAATGTCGACCGTGCGATTGAGAAAGAACTTTGCATATTCCTGATCCATCACACCACCCAATCTTTAATTAAGGTCTGATCAGCAGCTAAGTTCTTCTGATTCTGTACGACCTCAAGCTGAGCATTGACCCGGTACAGATTGCCGTTGACCTCATTGGTTTTGAAAGTACCAGGCATGAAGTTACATAGGTATTGCTGACGTGTGCCCTGATCGATCACCAGATCCACATAAAATGAAGCCGGCATGTTTTGGTAAACACGCCAGAAAGCCATCATCTTATTGAAGTCGGCTTTGCTTAAGCTCCAGTTCACGTCAACGATGTGACTATTACGTTTTACATCGATGTAGTAGCGGCCACGTCCACCATCAAACTGCTGGCGTTTCACATCATCACCTGGTGTCACGCCATAGCCGCTCGTTTGAGGATTAAGTTTTAACTTGTACATAACTTTCCTTCAGGCAATAAAAAACCACCTCAAGAGATGGTTTGATGAAACAAGACTTTGAATTAAATTAATTATAAAGACTATCAAATATTACGAAACCGGTTTAATTACAGTTTCTTTCCCATCTTCAAAAAGCTCCTTCACTATAAACATGCAGTAGGTTCCATCTTGAGATGGTTCAGTCAGTAAAGCTGGATTCACAAAATCTTTAATCTGTTTAAAACGGAACAATTCATAATTTCCATTTTTGTCCAATTTATAGTCCATTTTTACATCACAGCTATATGTAGTAGTTGATCCAATAACTGAAGTAAGCCTGAAAGTTATTTTCTTATTTGCGGGTACCTTAAATTCAAAAAATTCCTCACCGTTTCTCAAAGCAATTGTTGGCTTAGGCATATTTAATGTTTTTGGCTCATGCATTGAGCCATACTTTGTTAAATTGTTTGTTATCTGCCTCGTTATAAGGTTTTTAGAAATTTTTTCACCCTCATTATTTTGATAACTAATGTAAAACTGCACCATGGGTATATTACTTCTATAAACCCTTAAATTTGCAGTATCACCTGTTATTTCATCTTGATACATATTCGTAGATCTTACGAGATTATTTACTGCAGGAATAGCACATCCAGTAAGACCTAAAACTACTGCAGAAATTACAATTATTTTTTTCATGTCATGACCATATCTTTAAAACTAAAAGACTCCATCAAATTGAAATTTAAAAAATTATGAAATGAACCCTTCTAAAAGGGTTCCTATCATTACATTCGATTACGCCGTGCAGTCGTGTTGGTCGAAATGGCTCGACTGATCGACGAGTTAGGTTCCTTGATTTGATCACTCACAATTTTCGGTACCTCACGTGGCAACTTCTTATCTAACTCATCTTTTACAATAAGTCGAACAGTATTTTCATCCAGTTGCTCTGCTTCGACCGTTGCCCCTTTCACCTGGTTCACCACTTCAATTTTAAAGTTGATCGTAGGTGCGGTTGATTTAACTGAAGCTATCGCCTCAGCCTGTGGCCGAGCAGATCTGCCCAGAGTAAAATCATGGACATCCTCAAGATTTGAGCGATCCTGAACCAGACCATTCGGCGAGAAATACACTTTGCCATCATGATACAGATCCGAACCGGTAGAGATCTTTGGAGTCTCTGCAGTCTGATTCACCTTATAGATAATCTGGCCATCTCCAGCTTGATTAAAGATGTCAGATTTCTTCTGACTTTCCATAAAGGCATTAGAGCTCATCAGTGCACGGCGCATAATATTGTCAGCCGAGGCATTGTTGAGGAATGCTTCAGGGTTCGCACTCTTACGCATACTCTCGACTAAATTGACACCACCCCAGCGCTTAATATCATCCTGTGACCATACGATCTCGCCCTTGTGAACAGATCCGGCAACCTCGTATTTACCGCCTTTACCCGTGTAACCGCCCTCAGCAAAGCCTTGGTCCTTGATTGCACGGATATTGCTGATAATGCTTGCACCTTGTGCGATTGCACCGGCAATTAATGGCAAGTTTTGAGGGAAACCAATTTTCGCCGCTTGAGCAATGTTCTGTTGAATCGCAATACCGGCTGCTGCGATCGCATAAGCTTTATCTGCAGCAAACATGATCTTGTAGGCCTTGGATTGCTCACCGAACATAGAACCGAACATCGATGTTACTGAACCAATCATTTGCCCACCAAGAGCAATTTGTGCATTCAATCTATCTTGTTGGTACTTATCTTCAATCTCTTGGGCATTTTGAGCATATTCATCATAGATGAGATTGCGTTGCTCAAGAGCGGCTTGCATGATCGCTGTTTTCTGATCCTCAAAATCCTGCTGTGATAAAAGGCCGGCCTGGAGTTTGGAGTTGATATCTTCAATACCACTTTGCTCGTTGTAGTCAACTGCTGCGGACTTGCTATCAAACAGATCCTGAGCTACACCAAGACGGCTAAACCGGTCTTGATCCTGTCGATAGAATTCGCTGTTACCATTCATATCAGCCTGGATACTTCCCCAGTTCTGAACAGCACCGGTAATCTTGTCACGCATCTCCTTTTCCTGATTGGCTTTGGAGAACGTAATCAGTTTTTGGCGCTCCTCAATACTCAGCTTGGTATTTTTTAAAATTTCCTCCCGTTCTAATCGATACCGTTCCTGCATAGTTTCAGTTTCAGATAATAAGGATAGTTTCGCCTGGAACAGTCGCTGTTCTTGTGCCAATTTCAACAAGCCTAATTCTTGCTGCTGCTGTTTATTTAGCAATTCAACAGCCTGTTTCTGTTCAGACTTGCTTAGCTCAATATCATGGGCAGCATTGAATTTTTTACGGGCAAAGCTATCTTCGAGTAACTGAACTTCTGTTTTTTGGAACTCCTTGTAGTCGTCTAACTTTGTGCGTAAAGCCTGTTGAGCGATCGTAATATCATTGTCTGCACGGCGTTGGAGTTCGGACTTAATTTCAGCAGAGCGTTTTGGTGTAAAGCCTGCCTTGTCTACATCCTCCAAGCGAACAGTCAAATTACTTTTAATTCGCTGGACTTCACTGGCCACTTCATTTTCCAGTGCACGTTGAGCATCCATTTGTTTCTCAATTTGAGATTGAATATCAACTCCCGCTTTATCACTGCCCTTGCTTGCACCGCCTTTAACCTTGCCTTGCATTTTTGGAGACTGGTGAAGCAGTTTTAAAACCACACCATCCTCAAAAGTCACCGTGCTGTAATACCCACCGCCTTTTGGATCATAGGCCGTCTGTACATCTTTCACGGCGACATTGGTAGTGATTGGTGTACCAACAGGCATCGCAAAATCAATCCCCTTATGAAATGAAGAAGCCCCTGCAGTAGGGGCTTTTCTTGGTCCATAATTGGAACTGATCCGAAATGAGGATAAAGGTTTATCAGCCGCCTTTAAGCGGGCCAAATGCTCATTACTGACTTTCTGGCCAGACAACGAACCACCATACCGAACATCAAGATGTGCGCCGGTACCAATTCCAGAATTACCAGAGATCCCGACTAGGCGTTTACTGACTTTTTCCTGCTTCTCTAATGCTTTAGTCTGTTCTTTAATGGCTGAACTAGCTTCTTCACGAACAGCAGTGATTTTCTGATGCATCTTCCACTGTTCAGTTAGGATTTGAGATTGCTCTTTTGATAGCGCTACTTCACGACCAATATCATTAGCTTTACGCCAAGATAGTGTAAAGTCCGCAAAATCTTTAGCACCCGCTTCGCCTAACAACTTTTTATTACGTGTATAGTTATTAATCCAATATTGATCGTCCAACATAGATTTGTTAGCACTTTCACGTAATTTTTTTAAGCTGTTTTCAGCTTTCTCTGCTGCAGTTGCTGTGCCCTCCAGTTCTTCATTTTGCTTTTTATGTTGTAAAGCTGCATTTTGTGCTTGATTGCCAACTAACTTGACCTCGTTTCCCAATAATTTAAGCTTAGTGGCCGACAAACTTGCTTTAGAGGCATTTTCATCATATTGACGTGCTTGCTCTTTTAATTTGTCGTATAAATCTGTAGGTAACTTGATCTTGTTTAAACGCTCAACAGCCTCTGTATAAGTAATTACTCCTGTACGTGCTTCTCGTGAAATCTTCTCTACTTCGGCATTTCCACGGGCATAATTTTCAATTGAGACTAAAGCAGATCCTACGGCTAGCTCAGACTTACGAAGGGTTTTATTCTGATCCTCAAAGGCTTCTGTTAAATCATCAACCGCCTTTTTCTTTTCATTGCCAGTTAACTTTTTAAGTTCTTCATCTACTTTCTCAGCAATCTTAGCCTGCTCAGCTAATTTTTGATTAGCTTCCTCTGCTTTATTGCTGAAGTATGAATATACTGCAGTCAAACCAGCTACCCCCAAAGTGATTGCGCCTATAGGCCCACCAACAAGGGCATAAGCTCCACTTGCTAATCGACCAAAACTCAATGTCGCTAAAGAGAGTTTTTTTTGTGCATCTGTTTGTGCATTCGTAGCTACAGTGACGGCAGCTTGTGCCTGAGCATAGCGTGCTGCCGCTGCGGTAGCGCCGAATTTAGCCTGTGCTTCAGCATTGGTCGCTTGAATATTTGCAAGATGCGCTTTTGCCGCGTTAAGCGTTACTGTTGCTTCTGTAACCTCGGCCTGAGCATTGGCAATAGATGCCTGTCGGCTGCGAATCGTTGAAATAACTCCAGTGTCAGTAGCAACAGTTTTGGCAATAATTGTCTTTGTTAAATATGCAAGACCGCCTGCCGCTGCTGCACTCATCACAATATCAATATTATCGGCTAATAATCCCAAGCCTGCTGCTGCAGTATTAGTTGCACCCGTACTCTGATTGATTTCACCAAGTAACTTTGTCACGGCGTTAGACAATGTGGTCAGGCCATCTGCCAGACTATTCTCCATCGCATCCGCTAATTCCTGATTTGAGTCTTTGGTGGCTTTTAATGTCTTGATCAAATCTTCTAAAGAGATTTTACCAGTTGCGCCCAGCTCACGAATTTCCATCTCAGTCTTGCCTGTTGTTTTAGCAAGATCAGCAATAATATTGTCTGCAGCTGTGACGATTGAGATCCAGGCATCAGCATCAATTTTACCTTTTGCCATGGACTTACTAAAAGCATCGATTGCCGATTGCGCCTGATCTGCACGTGCTGCATTTGCCGTAAATGAAAAGGAAAGTGAATCAGACACATCCAAGGTATCATTGGTGGCGTAACCTAAAGCTTTCATCCCACCTGCCAAGCCTAAATAGACCTCCTGCGCTTCACCTAAGGTACGGTAAGTACTTTTTGTAGACGCATATAAACGCTCCTGCACAAGATCAAACTCAGCAGCACTATCTGTTGCATTACGAATACGTGCGGCCATCTGAGTCGCGCCATCAGCTCTGGCAATTGCTTCATTTACAGTCACCAGACCCACCATAAAGCCAGCCAAGGCTTTAATTGATGCTCCGTAGGAATGAATCGACTTTTCCTGTTTATCCAGCTCTTGTGATGTGTTTTTTATTTCCTGTGAAAACTTTTGATTCTGCTGAGTCGCCTGCTTGGTGACTTCAACCGTTTTTTGCACGGATGAGTTGGCATTGTTTACCGTGGTATTAAAGTTTTGGACAATGTTATTGGTCACAGAAAACTGTTTACCCATGTCTTTGGTAGATTGTGATGCTGAATCACCACGCTCAGTAATTCTAGACATTTCATCAGCCAAGGCTTTGGCATTGCGTTCAGCATTCTGTGAGTCAATTACGATGACTAAGCGGGATTCTTGCGTCATGGTTACTTTCCTTCAGGCAATAAAAAACCGCCCTAAAGGCGGTCATATGTTGGATATAAAAAACCCGCTTTCACGGGCTTCAATTTCTAAATATTCTATCGAAAAATTTATCTTGCTTTGGATACAGAGTACGTTCCCTCATAAAAATTACCTTGAGTTCCTGTTTCTTTGTACTCACAACTTAATGCTACAGGATGAGTTAGTTTTTTATTTTTATAATTGATCAAATATGTTGCTCCATACACGACATGTGGTGAATCCTCAGCTAAATCCCAAGGCATACCTTTGCTGTTATGCCATTGCTTATTTGGGAATTTAGAATCCAACCAATTGATGCATTGTTTCATTGTTGGAAACTTTTTAGTTTCTTGTTTTTCAATTCGTGATTCAGCGCTTACAGTAAATGCAAACATTAAAGATAAAACACCAATAATAATCTTATTCATAAAAACACCCTCTAAAGCATGTGTAATTTAACAAACGATTAAAATGAAGTCATTAAAAAACCCACTCAATGTAAGTGGGCTTTTTTGAACCATCTGTGCGATGGAAAACATTACTGCTGCTGATAATGTCATTGCAGATATTTTCTAAGTCATCTATGCGATGACAGACAAACCAAACTTTGCTGCATTGGCCTGAACCTTTTTCTAAATCATCTATGCGATGAAAAACCTAACTTGAACCCTGCAACGATAATCCGGGAGTTTCTAAACCATCTATGCGATGGAAAACCAATTTTCTATAAATCTAGCCGTACTTTAAACTATTTTTTATTCAGATATCTAACAACTTCTGACTCAGTTGAAATAATTTTATCTATATTTCTTTCTGGGTACTCTTTAGCTATTTTGGCTTCCTCACTATCAAGAAAACTTTCAAGTGCTGGCTGAAAAATCTCACATAAATATTCGTGAGGATCTTTCTTATAATGTTTAGCTAAAGATTCAATATTCTTCCTAAGAGTTTCAGGTAAATTATCCAAGCCGAACCCAATACTTACAGTGCCATCTTCATTAATCTCTATAGGTTCTTCATTTGGTAAAAGATTATACGAATCTAACTCTAAAGCTTTTGCTAGCTTATAAAGATTAGAATCTCTAGGAACTATATCTTTTTTAACTTCATAATCAGAAATAATCTTACGGCTTAATCCTGATTTCTCAGCTAGCTGCTGCTGAGAAAGCCCCGCCTTAGATCTAAAGAACTTTAAACGAGCACCGAAAGAATCATTCATGTATTAGAAACCATATATTGACAATGTTCAAAACTTATCTTAACTTATCAAAAGTTATCAATCAACAGCAATTGATAATAAATCCGCCCCTCACATCTTGCAGGACTAAGGGGCGAGTTATCAACCACTAAGAGGTAATTGATATGGCTAGTTTAGCACTAAGCTTTAATGAAGTGAATTTTTCACCTGTGCAACACAACAATCAGATATGGCTAACTGCAAGTGAACTTGCAAAAGCACTAGGTTATGCAAAATCTGACGCAGTAACTCAGATTTATGAACGCAATAAAGATGAGTTTACCCATGAAATGACAACGACCCTCAAATTGAGTGTCGTTAGAAAAACAGGCCACGTTGAAATGGAAAACCGAATCTTCAACTCTCGTGGCTGCCATCTTATCACCTTCTTTGCTCGTACTTCTGTAGCAAAACAATTCCGTAAGTGGGTACTTGATGTTCTTGATAAAGAGACTAGTGTATCAACCGCCAAAACCCATAAGTCTGAACGTGAACCTTTAACAAACGCTGTTAACATGCTGGTAGCTAAAACCAAGCATCTCAACTACAGCGATGCATATAAGCTCGTACACCAGCGTTTTAATGTAGAGCATATTGAAGACATCCCTTATGACTCAATCCCTGTCGCCGTCGAGTATGTTCATTACCTGATTGCCCTTTACAGCAATGCTCCAGAATATTTTGAAACTCAGAACTCTAAGCTGGAAACACATGCCAAAAACGTAGCAATTCACATGTACTGGGTATCTGCTTGGTGGCGTTGTTTTGGCGATTCAATCAGAATGTTAAACCCAAAAATGGCAGGACGTATTCACGATAATTTTGCAGACGGCGCTTTTAGTGCAGGTCTGATTTTAGGATGTGACTACAGCCAAGAGCTTAATGCACATATTTTGAAAGAACTGCCATACGATCTAAGCGAAAGCAGACGTATTGATCATTTTCGCTGTCTCCAATACTAATAAATAGGAAAAGCCCCTCGGGGCTTTCTTTTAATTCAGTTAACCCACTTTGGCAGGCACTTATATCTTTTTAGGTGCTTTTGCTCATATAACGAAGAAACATCCAAATACCCCCATATGGCAATTACTAATGGAAAAATGGCTTGCCCCCAAAGAATAACTTTTACATTTTGTTGAATAGTTTCTTGAAATACATAAGCTCCCATAATATTAAACTTATATAAGTAGACTAGTAGTGGTTGGTATAAAACAATTCCCATCAAAACTAAGAAAATAAAGAAAATACTTCGCCATTTAAGGACTGGAAATTCCCTGTAGGCATATCCTATTCGACCTAGTCGCCCCTCAATCCATTCAATCATATTTACCTCTTTTATGTTTTAAATTCTAAGGTTATCAAGAAATCAATCTGCTAATTAACCGCTTAGAAGCTTTACGACATCTTATGTCGCTTTATTGCTAAAAAAGATCCCATGGGGGCTTTTTATTTTCAGAATTTAATCTTTCTCATATATTGGAATATTAAATAGAATACCTTCAAACGGATTCTTTTCTGTTTGGATATTTTCTAAATCATGAAGTGAAACAGGCCCTTTAGCTTCAAGTTTAGCTACCTCACTTTTGATTATGTCTAATTTTTCTTGGGTTATTTCCTCTTGTATTGGAATATCAACAATCTCAGAAGTTATCAAATTTGTCGATTTTGATTCTTGTATAGCCACGGTTTCAACCGATGAGCATGTTATGCATGCTGTATTAATCATCTCAAATCGAGGCGATAAACTTTTTTTGACCTCAATTTTCTTAAGCTCCCATCTTGGACCAAATCTATAAACAGCAGCATACATTATATAAGCCATAGTAGGGTTAACACCTTCAGCAGCCATAGCTTCATAAAATACTCGGTGGGTATCCTGCCATGATCTCTTCCTGTTATCACAAGCTTGATCATGTATTACAGCAGATTTTATGTATCCTCCACCATATGGATCGCCTATTATAGGCCACAAGGGTCTCGGAATTGATGCTCCATCTGTTGAATACCCTTTCTTAGTTGTCCAAATATAGCCTTTACTATCCTTAAAACCAAAATCGTTTAAAAGTACAAATTTATATTTACCTTCAGGCTTAAATTTTAACTCACCAATAAATTCTCCTGATGAGGTATTCAAGCTAACGGATAATAGAAGAAAGGAAACAAAAAGGAGGTTTTTTCTTTTCATATTTAAACATCTCATCGCAATTGTTCTTTTAATAAACAATCATATAAGTAATTAGTCAATCAAAAGCTGATGAAAAACAATTGTTTAAATTTACTAAAGATTATTGCAATCCAATTTAAAATATTAAAATCGTTATAAATAAAACCCTCTATTTGAGGGTAATTTAGCATAATTTAATGTTATTGAGCTTTACCTATCTGAAAGTTGCTTAATAAACTTAGCCGCTTCAACTTCATTAACAGTAATAATCTGATAAGACCCATGCCCACTTGCTGAAGGAACCGTATCAATCGTAATTTTTACCATTCCATCAGGTGAGGTAAATGTAGAGACAGCAACGATATGTGCCGGGTTAAGATAGTTTTCAGAATCTATTTTGATTAGCATGATTTTCAATCCTTTTTATTTCTAATTTTTATACCAAATCAACTGTAACTCTTGTTAATTCCGTTGTAATTCAATTGTTTCAATGATGATAGGAATGTAGCTAAACTTTTCTGATAGTGAAATAAAAGTACTAAAAAGCCACCCGAAGGTGGCGTGCAATCTAAAGAGGATTGATAAAATAGAAATACAAAATAAGAGCCCCCAGTAAAATGCAGGCTAGAGTGAGATAGAACCCAACTGTATTAAAACTTTTTAAGAATTTAACAATATCCATATTTTTCAACTTCTTGAAAACTTATGTGAATTATCACATATTTTTAAGAAAATAGTGATTCAAATCACGATAAAAGCATCATTTAGCCCGACCACTGTCACTTTTAGATTTAACCTTTTTATATGCTTCTTCCAGAAACAGATCATCCAGCGCAAAGATGCAGTCGTTAAATATATGTGGACCAACAGGCAAATCATTATGCTCGGCATAAACATTAATGGCCTGCTGGTCTATTGATAACGGCATACCCTGCTCATATCGTCTAGATCTGCAAATCGTGCTGAAGGCTAAGAGAATAGATTCAGCGGCATAGGATGATTCAGGTGGCTCAGGAATATGGCCACCTAAAAACTTGATTTGTTCGATTTCGTGCGGCGATTTCGATGCGTACGTTTTTTGGTACTTGTAGAGCTCAATGACTTTCCCAGGATAACGGCCTTGTCCTTATCCGCATTCTCCTGGATCTTCTGAGCTTCAGTTTTAACGAACAACCAGATGGCCACACCGATATCACCAAGGTTGAATAGTTTGGAAGCATGCTCGGCTGTATATGGCATGTCAGTCTCTACAGTCTGGCCATTGATCACCTCAGCAAAAACTACACCCTTCCAGTCCTCGACCAGATGCGCGGCACAGGCATCCATCAACAACTCATGATAAAGCTTGTCAGCAGGATCTGTGGCCATCACGTCATAGCCTTTGGATGTAATCTGATTGCCGGCCCGTTCGATCGCAACCTGAAAAGGTTTATATCCAATTCCACGGATCTTGAATTCGGCCTGAATCTCACCTTTAGCGTTTTTGAACTGGCACCATTTAGATACCTCTGAACTTTGTACAATACCGACTTTTAACGCCATAACGACCTCTGAAATTTAAGTAATAAAAAAGCCCATGGCATGGCACAGGCTTTAGATTTGAATATTTTGAATTACACCAGTGCACGCACAATGGTTGGGCTGGTACGGACCTGAGCAAAGTTAATATCTACCGTGATGATGTCATCACCGCCGCCGTCAGGATGATTGGCTTCCATGACTTCCAGCTGCGGAAAGTTCAGTGAGTATTTGCTGCCTTTGTTGTCCGTGATATCAAAGCCCAGCGTGAATACATCACGGGTTTTGATTGCATCAATCCAGGCAGCTGATGTTGCCGAGAACATGAAATTACCGTTTACACCGATATCCATCATCTTCTCTAAGTAAAACTCTGGTGTGTATTTGCCAGATCCAATACAGCGGATCGCTTCCAGGTTGTTATTAAAGTTAATGGTGAGTGACTGCAGACAAGCTTTGCCCTGAATCGACTGGCCATTAATCAGCAACTTCTCAACATTTGGCATGCTGACCACAGGACGGCTTGAAGCTGGTACCGGATTAGTAACTGGACTCACTTGCTGACGGGTGAATGAACTACCGACCAGACCAAAGTTACCTGTGATTTTGCCCGTGGTCTGAATGGTGATTTCACCGGTATTAACCTGTACACCACGATAGATGAACACCTGGCCAATATCCTCAAAAACCTTAACCAAGGTCAGCGATTTACGGATACCACCACCAAAGCTTAACGAATTGGCCGCCCAGTTATTAAAGGCCAGCACACTCAGGAATAGGTCAAAGGTCCCAAGTGATAATTCAAATTCCAGTTGGCCAGTCACCTCAGCCTCAGTCACCGAAGCACCCTGACGGAAACGTGAATCAACCACCTCATTACTTTGTTCAGTAGATACGTTTTCTGATAATCCATCGGTTACACGGCGAACAGTGTACCAGACAGGATTTGCTGGAGTTGTACCGAGCACTGCCTCTTCGCAAGCATATAATCGGATTTTTGCGCCTGAACTCATTTATTGTTCTCCAAATTTTAGGCATTAAAAAACCCGCTGTTAAAGCGGGTTGTTAAGATTGTTGTTCATTAATCTCTGGTGGCTCTACACCGTCCATGGCTGCGGCCACGGCCTGAGCCAGATTGGTTGGCTGGAACTCTACCGGTATTTCAGAAATGGCATCACCCATTTCATCGAGTAACTGCTCTTCCGAGATTGGCTCTTCATGTAAGCGGACATCAATCCAGCGGCCAGCAGGAATATCGAGAGGATTGTCCAGGTCAGCCACGACTGCAGCAATTTCAAAATCGAACTTGCGCTTGTAAGTTTTAATTGAGATATCGCCGTTCTCTAATGTTTCATAGAGTACTGCGACAACTGTATTACCATTGGCATCTTTAGGGATCTCGATGTACCAGCCTTCCTGAGCAAACCCTAAAGATCCTTTAAGCAGATAGTCACCAGTCCCTAATCGTTCAAATGTGATTGGCTGTTCCTTTGCTTCATCATTTAGTTCAATTGCATTAGCAAAGAGCTTAACGATCGGAGAGGCTTCTTTAATAAAACCATTTACATCTGTCGTTGTATTTGCAGTGGTTCTTAACTCAGAAACACTGTGAACCTGTGGGATAGCTGTTACATCATTAGTGATAACGTGAAATAACTTTGACTGATTAAATCCGAAATACAATCTACTTAATCGATTGCCCTGACGAACACTCATTGCAGCTCCATAAGCCACAGTAGCTAAGCCTCCTTTACTATAAGTAGCCCCGCTTTTGGCTTCGCCTTCCGTAACATCAAGTGTATTACTACCACCAGGCGACGTAGGTGTAGTAATGAAAAGCCCCAAAGCTCCAACCTCGACTACATTACCCACCTCTAACCCAACTGATCGGGTTGCTGCATTTCCCGCTCCTTGTACTTGAGTCCAGTCAGGCGTCAGATTCGGAATACCAGAGGCAAATGGCAACATAAACTGCTGTTTACCTTGTGCTGCATTATAAGGATATGGTCGATGCTCCCAATTAAACTTAAAAACAAGATTGGCCATTATGCTGTCACTCCATCAATTACCTGAAACGTTAAAGTTTCAGAATGTTGAGTCACGCCACTAACTACAGCTTTAAGATCCATCTGGACCAGTCCCAATGGCCATGCTGCTGTGCTGGTACCTGACTTCACGTTCAGCCAACCTTTCTGATTGGTCTGATTTAAGGCGGCACAAGTTAAAGTTGCAACGGCAGCACCGTCACTCAAAGCTTTTACTTGTGAAGTAAATGCATAACCAGTCAGGTTAATTGCACGGCGCACATCATTAGGTGGAAATTGCAGACTCTCGTCCATATCGACAAGCTGCAGATTCAGGTTAAAGGTGTCACCGCGCTTAAAAACAAAATTGCTCATAAGTGATTCCTATAGACATAAAAAACCACCGATGAGGTGGTAGTTAAAATAAAAAATCGCCCTAAGGCGACCATTCAATAAATCTTATTCTGTTTTGCTCAATTTACTTTATAGCCGATCGTTACGTTGTACTGGATAAAATCGCTATCTTTGCCAGCATTGATTGCTTGCCCCTGCAGACACTCCAAATGATCCACATTGAAATACTCGAAATGAGTCAGTAATGCATCACTGAGCTCGGTAATCGCTTTCTCTCCAGTATGTAGTCGATCGAAGCATTGGATCATGATGTTGCCGGTTCGCCGTGTGCAAGGCTTGTCAGCTATACCTGAAATAAAACTTGATCCACCGGCTATTGTCAAACGACACCAGAGGCCATTTTCAGGCACTTTAAATTCTGGTGCATTCGGATACTGGATCCGGGCTTGTTCGATGCCAGTGAAGCCCTGCATGCGTGCAATAATGGCTTGTCTTGCCTGCTCTAATGTCATTGCCATATTAGCCACCGTACTTTTGGGAAATAAAGTTAAATGTCGTGCTATAGATGCCCTGTGGTGCCTGATCTGACCAGCCATTTTCCAAACGTTCAGCATAAGGCTGATTGTTCTGGATATAGACCAGATTTCCCAGCTTGATTTTAACCGCCTGGACCGCTGCATCCTGATTGGCATTTATCTCAGGTTCACGTACACCCATATCAGCAGATCCAATAGAAACAATGTGTGAAGCACGATATGCACCGGTGTCGACTGGACTGGAAACAACCAGGGATTGAACCGTATCCATCACAATATTTTTTACATTTTGTTCTGAATCGCTGACGATCTTCACGGCGAAATCAGTTGGCTTTTTGCCCTTCCACCCCATCCTTCACCTCACTTGCCTGGTACATCTCGAAGAGGTCCTGAGCGATCGCTTGAATTGAATAAGCTTCAAATTCAGTACTAGGTTCACGCTCACCCATAAGTGTTTTAACCCGCTGCCAGACGTGCACCGCCTCATGCAGAAGCAGCCCATACACTTCAATGAGATCTCGCCCCGAAGTATCGCCAAGCTGAACGACTGCATAGGTCCCGTTCAGGTAATAATCAACCTGAGCAGCTGCTCCTTCGATAGAAAGGAACTGATCTGCCTCTTGCATGTCATCGAATAACAGATCCATGTGAAGCTGATTGCGGGCCAGCGTATATTGAATATGCTGAAATGGTGACATATACCATTCAGGCACATAGTTTGTATTTACCATGGGATCTCCTGTTAACTTGGTAATGACGTTTCAGTGAGTTCGCGCCCATCAAATGAATAGTGAATAAAAATGCCATCCTTATAATCGGGATGGCATTCGCAATGAAAAAATGTGTGTGGTTTCAGATCATCATCAGGTACCACCTGTACACTGTCGTGAAATGTATATACGGTCCAAGTCATATTTACTCCAATAAAAAACCCTCCGAAGAGGGTTTTAGCTATAACTTTCCAAATACTATTTTTTGGGCTCTTTTTTAAAAGTAACAGTAATCTTATTATGTATCAGGTTTTTGCCAACTTCGTAATCAGGGTTTAAAGTAAATAAATTGTGAGCAGCAATACCAACAGCGGTCACAATTCCAACCCCATGATCAACGAGTCCTGCAGCTATACCAGCAATACGACCCTCCGTATAAATACGACATGTCATACCATTACTTTCGATAGTTTTTTCAAGTAGATTCACGCATTCTTTAAATTTCCCTCCTACCCCTAAAATCACAAAGGAGTTTTTACCTTGGATCATTGATTCTAAAAAACTGTTATTTAAATCATCATATTTAATCGTTTGCATATCTATCAAATTTTATAAAAATAAATAATATTTAATTAAATCAATTATAGCTTTATATTTCAATACTTAAACCTTCCTCAACTGGCATTTCCAGATTGTTTCAGCTGGATCTTGTTGAATATACATGACTCGAAAATTGCCAAGGGGTGTAAACCACTCATCATCAATTTTCGGTACCATGGTTACTTCATTCTGCAGAACAACTGCCTTTTTATCGGTGGCCAAGACTCCCAATGTCTGTATCTCGTATTGATTGTATGAACCAAACAAAACACCACGGCCAGAATAGTTCTCTTTAATCGTCTTATGCGTTTCAGTCAAAGGATCCCAATCAGATTTGATGATGCGCTCACATGAAAAGGATTGAACGGCATCTATGAGATCTTCATTAAATGCCTCGGCAATATCTGCCTGCAGTTCAGCACGTAAGCCCATTAGATCCTCCGGATAAAAATTACTGAAGAACGTTTGGTGAATGGCTTAATCAGATCCAGAATGTATTGCTCAGTGGTATTCAGTTTTACTGATCCATCCTGGTACTCCTTTTCCGATTCAACCGTATCAGCCTTTACCTTTTTACGTTTTAAGGCCTGTTCCTGTCCTTGGTAGAGCGCACCCTTCATGATGCCCTTAATGATCTCGTATGATGCTGTTTTTAATGCGTTAGGCACTTGTGCCACATCATCATAAGGTTTCACGTTTCGGGCGATTAGATAGGCTTCGGCCTTTTGCAAATAATCAGCCTTATCACTGGCAGATAAAGCATCAAAGCCTTTTAAATGTTCAATCGCTTCTTGTTCAGTGATAAAGCTCATGGATTATTCCTTTGGCTCTTGAGGGATAAGTGCAAGCAAATCGTCTTTACGGGTAACGCCTTTAAATGAAATACCCTTTTCAGTTAACAAAGCTTCAATTTCATCAACCTTCAGAGATGAATAATCAACAGGCTTATCCTGTTTCTGGTTATCGACTGCACCGGCTTCCAGTTCTGCAATACGCGCTTTCATTGCATCAGGATCATTTTTGAATGCAATAAACTCACCTTTTACGCCTGCCAGTTGCTCTTCAAGTTCATTCACTTTTTCTTGTGTCATTTGTCGTTCCCGTGCTCGGTTAAATGATGAAAGTCCCATGTGAGGATCTCCAAATAATTATTAAAGTTGCCTTCCTGTAATTACCGAAAGGCAAAAATACTAAAGGCAGGATTACCCGCCTTTTTGTTATTTGATCTTGTGCTTAAATGCCACGATCCGGATCTGTTTAGGATCGTATACACGCTCCCAGTTTGCGCCTTGGGCAAGACCAGCATTATTCGGTGCAATACCGGTAGCACCCGCCCACTTGATTCCACGAGGATGTAATACAAAGTGACGGCGGTTAATCAGAATGTCGGTACCAGCTAAGCTATCACGATCTGTTTCCACGCCAACCGGTGCACCGATATCCTGGAAGCCAATCGCTCCTTGGCCAAACAGGAATGAGGTGAATACATCACCTTCTACTGGCATGCCATCATCAACAATGACACGGCGGTCCATAAAGGTTTTGTACAACACCACACCATCCGCATCACGAACGGTTTCGATTAAACCTTGTTTGGCCAATGCCGCCATCGTTGCCGAATGCATTGAGATCGCCGTTAATTTATCGACCGCATCACCCAGCTTATAAGACGCATCAACGAAAGAATGGCCATCAATGACTGCAGCTGCGCCAGCACCTGCCGAGATGTCATGCACATTACCTTCCATGCTGGCTGCACCAAACACGCCTTTAAGAGTATTTACAGTAAAACCCTGGAACTCGCGCGACCAGTAATCTGCGACAAGATCACCCACCGCGCCTAATGGGTCATCACCAGATAACGCTTTCGCCAGGTCATTGGCTCCCCATGCCTTACCACGCGCATGAAGGATTGCAATATCCTGACCTGATGTGATGTTGTTTACAGAGAGTGCTTTAGAATCTGAAAGCACTTCTGACTCACCGCTTAGATCATTCCAGAACGGCATGTTAACGGTGCTGCCACCTTTACTACCGAAAGCGATCTCAACATCAGGATCGCCCACAATGCCGGATTGCCATAATGCAGATTTCTCTGCAGTTTTATTTAAAACGTATGGGGTGAATAATTCTGGAACGATTACATCAGCAATTTTTGTTTCAGCCATTTGGCCTTCTCCTTAATTAAAGTTTAATACCGTGTTTTGCAGCAAGCTCTTTAGCTAGCTGCGGATTGTCATTTCGTAATTGCGCAAGTTTGGTGAGATTCACCGAGCCATCTGCTTTAAGGATGTCGACCTGACCTTTTGTATTGGTACTACCTGGTGCACCTGTTCCGTTTGCTTTTGGCCAGAAGTACGGCTTTTGCTCACGTAGGGATTCAACCCACTCTTTTGGGGACAATGGCGTCTTGCCATCTTTACCAATGACCACCTCACCCGACTCATCCACAGCAACCGCTTTGCCTTCCTCGTCTAATACGAATTTAGACTGTGCAAGAAATGCGATATCTGCAGTCGCCTCTGGCAATGCTTCAAGCTCAACTGCAGCCTGGACAATCTGGCCCTGCACGACAGATTGCTTAAACTTATTTGCATAAGCTTCAGCATTGTTGGCTCGTGTAGTCTCGGCATTGAGCAAACGGGCATGCTCTTCACGCATCTTCTCGGTGCGCTTCTGAATCACCTCGTTTACCTTGCCTTCAGCAATGAGCTTGGCTTCTTCATCATGATCAAGTTGGGCAAACACCTTTTTCACAATTTCCGGATCGATACCCTCAAACTGTTTCTGCAGGCGTTGTAATTCGCGTTGTGCAGTCTTAGCGGCATCACGCTCGCTTTGTAGTGCAGACTTCAAACCCTTCGGATCTTCATAGCCTTCTAGGTCAAGGCGAAATTTCCCGTTTTCCTCCACATACAAAGCACGATGTTCTTCTTTGATCTGGTCTAGTGAATCCACAATAAATGGCAATGACATGTTCAAACCTCTCGTTTGATTAAGTTGGGCCTTATCTCAAGGCATAAAAAAAGCCCCATCATTGATAGGGCTTTTGTGTATTTGGATATTAGTAAGGCATCCTTTTTAAGGACCTTTCTGGTTTTTGGTATAACTTCATTTTAAAAAAGACTAAAAAAGTCGTATTAAAAATCGATATGAGTCCATAAATAACAAAGATTATTAAAATATGTTCATACCGGACTTCTACAAAATAAATAATTGAAAAAGCTATCAGAATGCCTCCTGACAGTCTGAACAATGCTATTGATGTGTCAATTAAACCTTCCGATGCTTCCTTAAAAATCAATTTGATTGTGAAGTTGAAATAACGATATAAAATCCAGAAAAGGATACCAATAAAGCAATTAACAGCAGTTGCAATTAAACCTGCTGCACCAAACTGTTCTATAAGTGTCATTATCGTTTTCTCGACACCTTCAACACCATCTACCAGATAGGTTGTAGTCATAGTTATTAAATAAACTACAACTACAATGATTAATTCAACAATCGCAGTTTTTTTTAGCAGTTTAGTATTGATATCTTTTTCATCAGATAGTTGCATTTATTAAATAGTCAAAAACCTAAGTGTATTTAAAATATATATTCATAATATTTAATTCAAGCCTTCAATCTATTCAATACATTTCTATCCAAAAGCTCCAGCTCTTCTAGAGTATAAAGCCGCCCATCCGGATCAAAGAACTTGTCAAAATCAAACTTCCCCTCTTTGTAGAGCTTGTACCGTTTCGGGCCTAACCACTCTTTCTGGAAGAAATCGTCTGTTTTCTTAAAAAACTCTTTGAAAGTCGTGTTGGCATCAATCTGGCCAATGAGCTGATCACGTTCATCTTTTGGAATGTCCTTTATCCGACGTTCATCCATCACGAATGGACGTTCACCAACTAACTGGCCATCTTTTTCGACAGGTACCAGAATCGATCTACAGTTTGGGTGAAGTGGCGGTACACGTCTGGCGGGATCATTGATCTCCCAAACCGAGCCATCCAATGATGCACAAAGTTTTGATGTTCTCCCATCCAATGTGGCAATAAATCTTTCGTATTTAAAACCAAGCTGGACGAAACTTTCATGATAGGCCTGATTAGCAACATGGCTACGTACGGTTCTCACTGTACGCTCAATGTCAGACTTGCTGGTATTTAGAATACCATCCTCATAATTCTGGCGTTTGGTACCACGGATCCGCTGGATGATTTCCTGATTGGTCTTGCCGCTGCTGATTCCATCCCGAATTGCATACTCAACCTTTTGCCGGGCGCTTTCTGCAATCTTCAACAGCAGATCATCCACCAGCGCACCGCCTACCAGTGGCGTTTTCTTGGCTGAAGAATAAAGCTTATTGCCGTTCTGCTTTTTGATCTTGCCGCCGTATAGTCTGGCAGTGTAATTCGCCTCATATACAGCCAGAGCTGCAGCTGATACGGCGAATACTTCAGGAATGGAAGTACTTAAACTGATAAACCACTGAGAAATAATATCTCGGATCTCTTTAAGATTGTTTGTGGTGTATTGGCCACCAGCTAAGGCCACCTTCTCGGCATCATTCAACTCATCCAGTAGATCCCGAAGCTTTGAAAGCATCGCATCTGATTCAGAATTAAATAACCTGGTTAATTCATTCACCGATTGAGATGATGCCCGATACAAATAAGCCTGGTGCTGAGTGAGTACCTCAATCAGATTTTTATGATCATTTGAAGCCATTTAGCCCCCCTTACAACGGTAAACTATCTCGCTCTGCTTCTACACGAAGTAACTCATCCTGATAATCATGTGACGGCAATTTACCCGTAGCGATATATTCCCAATATGTTCTAAAAGAGTTTTTACCCTGCAGTGCACCTTCATAAAGTTGCTTGGCCAGATTGATATCGTATTGCTGAACAATGAACTCAGGCTTCACCGCAAATGCATATTTGAAAGGATCCAGCTTTAACCACTGAGCCGCATATTTAATGGCTTGCTCGATAGCTTCGGCAGCACACATCACGATGCTATGCAAACTGGCATGCTGATCATCCTGACGTGCACGGCGGGCTTCACCAGATTCCTGGCTATTGGTATCAATAACCTTTGCACCGGCTTCAAGCGCCGAGTTTTTCTGGGCATCCATTTCCTTCTTGGTCATATCGATGCCATCACCCGAAATCTCTAAATAACCGCAGGTTGAATCCTTAGGTAGATCCCAAACGGCCATGACTCCAGTCACGCTAATATCAGACTCATCATCCAATCCACTAATCCATGGTTGTGGGTGCGCCGTGTGGTGTAATGACTGGAAATAATCCGCACTTAACTGGTAGTACTTCAACGCAGCTTTGGCCATGGTTAATAGCGGTACCGTGCCAACATCCGGCGAGTTATCCGTGGTACCGCAGAATACAAACGGCGTAAAGGAAAGCTGGTTACCCCCAAGATCAGGGGTCTTATCTTCCGGTAAAGCCCCATCGAATAACCGAACTGTTAAAGCGTCGTCTTGCATAGATAAAACACGGTGCACGGTTTTCGTTTCATGGCCAAACTCATCTTCGCTATTATCAAACTGCTCCTCAAGCACCAACAGCTTTAAATCCTTACGGCCACCGATGCTGTTTTCTTTCCAGTTGATAATGGAAAGCGCGTCATACATAGCAAAGTAAGGAACGCCATTGCCATCTACGTCCACCAATAAGCCGCAGCGACCACACTCCAGCAGTTCAACACATACGCGGATAAAGAGCTGCTTAAGCCCAAAGCCGTCATTGGTCGCATTATTGATCAGCCCCTTAAGCAAAGAACTCTCAATCACGATATCAGGCTCAAGTTTCGAGACCAGACCGATCATGGTTCGTAATGAATCTTGGACCCATAGCGGATACTGGGCTCGGTTCACATATGCCTTATAGATCTCGCCTGTAGTATCACCCTGCTTCTCTGCTTCGATCATGCCTGCAGATTTGGAGAGATACTTCGTTGTGGCTTGCTTAATCTGCTCTTCGCCAGCAACAGCATCACGCATCATCTGCCAGCTTTTTTGTGCAGCAATATACTGCGGATGTTTATCAGTAACTGCCATAAAAACACCATAAAAAAAGCACCTGTGATAGGTGCGTTGGTTAATAAGACATACCACCAATACGACGCCGTTTAAATACTTTCTGGATAATGATCGGGAACCGCTTGGCCAGGGGATATCCACCGGCATCACCTACATGATCCAGCCCAGCGCTTTTATCCGGCATTCCGAATGAGTCATAAATCTGCTGCTCTAAAGTCGCGGTGAAATTTGGGCATTTATTGGTGTTTACTTTAAGGTTTCGCTCACCTTCAGCATTGAGGATTTGGGAGTTCACCGCATTGATCCGGTCTTTAATGCCAGGATTAACGCCGTTTACTTCTACTTTAAATCCGTTCTTCTTCAGGATTGCATGGTCCGACTCACTGAAACCTTTCGATGAAGTCGCTTGTCCCGAGGCATCGGGTATCACAGTGATGTCATGCTCTGGAAAACGCTCCTTGATCAGATAACACATGGTCGGTGTGTCTCTCACTCCAACCAGCTCATCCAGCGCTCTTGGCTTGCCTTCTCTAATAACATAAACCACGGCGGCCATCTTCAATACGTTAAAGTCCATCCCGATGAGTAAAGGTTCATTCGGTGTAATTTCCTCATCCGTATGGTTGAGCCTACGGTCAAAGTCCGGATATACAGCACCACTGGTTAAGTTAACGAATTGCCCTTTCAGATAAGCTGAAATCAACTGGGGTGGATATGATTCATATAACGATGAAATATAGTCATCTGGTAGATTGGCTTCATTGTCATAGGTGGAAGCCTGAATCATTCCATATAATGCCCGTTTAACTGGTGTTAAATTGGCTTCTTTTACAAATTGCTCATACGTAAACTTAAAACCTTCAGGTGTGGTGGCAACATCAATACCATTCAGCAAACCCGCTTGTTTATATCGCATCCGTGCAATGATCTTACGCCACGACTGCTGTGCCTTCAGCATCGCCATTACATCGAGCTCATCAATCAGCGCATGGCCAATCTTGAAACCGACAATAGTTGCCGGCTTTTCCATAGATCGGCATATGATTGTGGTCCGATACTGGCGACCATAATAAATATCGACTTCCTTGTTGGTTTCATAAACCTTGGTTTTAAGTCCCCAGTCGAAGGCAACTTCATCAATTGTGGGAAAGAAGATATCCCGGATCTGAGGATATGTCGGTGCAAAGTAGCCTAATGGCACCTTTGGAAACTCCCAGGCTTTATTGCATAAGCTTGAGCAACCCACCCAGGTCTTTCCCGAACCAAACCCGGCGACAAAAGCCCGGAATTTCTTCTCCATCTGTAAAAAATTAGCTTGAGGCACATTCAGTGTCGGATTGATATTCGGCATCTTTTTTACTCGCATCAACAACCTGGATGGTTACTTTTACTGGTGTTGGATCGTCAGCACCTTCGCCGTCACCATTCCTGATTTTTTCGATCTCAAGCTGTTTCAATTCTAGATCCAGCAATTGCGCTGAATGTCCATGCATTTCATCCTTAACCTGTTTAATGATGTTCTGCTTAGTGACCTTGTTCTTGGTTGTGTCATACATCTTTTGCAGTTCATTAATGCGGAATGACTTATTGGCCAGAGGAATATCAAAAACATTGTTCCTGAAATCTGCACGTGTCTTTTCGAACAAGGCTTTCAGTTTCTTACTTAGATTTTTTCCTGTTGCCTTTGTTGGATCGTAGAGAGCTACCTGTTGTCGCTCAATTTCAATGTTAAATTCTTGCTTTACAGCAACCGCTACCTGTTGAGGAGTTTCCATGCAAGCAAGCGACTGAACTATAAAGATTTTAACAGGCTCTTTAAGTGCAGCCATACCTACCTCTTCGTAAAGCTACGTAAAGCAAAATAGATAAAAAAAATGAGCCAAACGGCTCAACTTATTAAACATGTCCCACAGCATCTGGAGATATTCACATCTGATACAAACGGCGCTTGCTTTGCTACTTCAACAAGCCGCTTCACGTCTTCGCTTGCTCCCCAACGTTTGACTACACCCACAAACTCTTCAACATCATGGCCAGCAAGATAATGCTTTGGCAGCCCTGTCATATCGCTATAGATTGGCTCGCCGTCTTCAGGATCTCGTTCAACACCAATGTGATAAAGCTCATGTTCGATCAATGCACAGAAATCCCGATCTGAAGCTTGTTCGCAAAAACTGGCATCAATGGTAATGAGATATACCGGTACATAACCGAACCAATCTCGCATCTGCTGCTCTTGTCGAGCTTTACGCCAACCGCCCTGGTTGAACATCACTTTTTCACACTGGCCGAGGACCATACGCTTTTTGGCTACACATGCTGATGATGCCCAAGCAAATGCAAGAAACTCTTCACTATCATGGATAAGCTCAGCAATATGGTCATGATCGGGATTGTGGAGTGGTCCACCAATTGTTAAGAAATTATCAACTACCCAATGCATAAGATCCGGTGCAGGTGCAAGGCGTATTGCTTCCTCATTGTCTGCCTGGTCGATCAAGTCAGTCGGTGGAAATGGTCTGATTTGGCTCATTAAATGTATGCCTCTTTAAATTTTTAAGCCATTGTTGTGCAAAGCTAGCTTGTATGTGTAATGGCCCCGCTTCATTAATTTTAAATCTTGCGGCTGACTCTAAACGAACGATAGTAAATCCCATTTCATATGCAGTGTATTCACGATCAGCATCATGAGAAAAACATTTTCTTTTCCTGCCTGCTGACCATGGTCCACCTGCTATTTCAACTAGGATTCGATACTCAATTAAGTGGAAGTCAAAACGCCAATGTTTGGTTGATTTAAACTGGAACAAAGTTTCATATTTAATTTCCAAAATCTTTAAGGCTCGCTCCATATCCTCAAAAGCTTCTAAATATTTTTCATTCGCTTTCGGTAAAGGCTTGTTACGCGGCTTCTTTTTTTGTTCACGCTTTCTTGTGAGTTCAAAATATTTGATTGTGTCCATAAATCTCACCCATTAAAAAACCGCCACTTGGGCGGTTTTAACTTAACTTATTTAAGAGCTATCTATTACTCTGGATAAAACTCCAATTTTTGTAAGGCAATAAATCGATGTGGCTTTCCATCTTTTAACCAAATTTTTGATCTTGCCCAATTTATAACCAAATTAACAATTTTTCTATCTAATGTCTCTAAACCAGAGCTCTTTAACACTTTGATATGTCTAACATAGCCACGTTCATCAATAAAAGCTAAAAACTCTAAATCTCTATATCTATTTTCAAGCTCACTGTTTCGTAAAGATATATTTGGAAAATAAATCCAATTTTTCCCGATAGTTTTAATAATCTCATGCTCATATTCAACACCATCAATAACATATATAGTCATTGTTGGGAGGTCTAATTCGTCCTCTTTAATATAGTCAACTTGAGTTGTTGCACACCCACTTAAAGATAAAAATAAAGCACAAAAAAACAATTTATTAAGCATGGTTTTTACCAAAATTTTTTCTGATTATATTATGAAACTAATTATAGGTACAAACTAAAAATCAAATCTTGCGATATGTTCTATATGTCCCATAAAATAAAGAGCCCCGCTACTAACATGTATGTCAGCGGGGCTTCTTATGCCTAATTACAGTATGCTAGATAACTCACATTACGTTATTAAGGCTGAGAGATGAGACTTCCAGAAGTAGGTCTTTCAATTTTAGTCATTACACTTAATATTCAATGTTGCTGTAATTTGCCCTACAGGAACAGGGCCAGCTTGTGTTGTATACGCCATACTTTTCTTTAAAGAAAAGTCATCGCTCAATTTTTCATAACCTTTACCTTTACACAACGCATCAGCTTTTTTATTCAATTTGTTCGTTAAAGTATCTGGTGATGCCAATGCACTACCGTTGGTTTTTAAGAAATAGGTGTTTTCACCTGTCTTTTTTACAGTGGGTATTAATTGAACACAGCCAACCAATAGAAAAGGAATGATAAAGATTATTTTTTTCATAGCTCTAAAAATGAGTATTAGGTAAATTAGGAGCGAATAATATATGAAGCAAACAAAAAAGCCCACCTTTCGATGAGCTTTAATTCTAATGATCTACTTAAACTTCGACCACTATAACGTAAAAATAGCATTTGCCCTGCGCAGGGTCAAGTCATGTCATTAAATCAAGAAATTAGCATATAATCAGCCCTATGAAAAAATTAAGCGTTGTAGCAGCAGTAATCATCCATGATGGAAAATATTTATGTGCTCTTAAAGGTGAGCATAAATATTCGTATTTATCACAAAAATATGAATTTCCTGGTGGAAAAGTTGAGCCTAATGAAACAGCAGAACAAGCACTGATACGTGAGATTCATGAAGAGCTGAATCTTGCCATTGGTGTAAAGAGTTATCTTTTAACTGTTGAGCATTCATATCCAGATTTCCAGATTGAACTGGCAACTTATTTATGTGAAGCCACGAGTATTGATGAATTGGTAATACATGAACACCAGGGTATCAAGTGGTCTCACATAGAGGAGCTCGAACAACTTGACTGGGCTGCAGCCGACCTACCTATTGTCCAATATTTACTAAATAACAAGATTTAAGCATGACAAAAGATTTTAAAAATTTAAAGCCTGGTACCGTTTTAGACAATGCAGGACTTTGTGAATATTTTGGTTGTTCACCACAAGGTGGAATGCGCCGGTCTCTTAAAACAAATACCTTAGTGATCATTTCGAATCACGTTGAATCAATCTATGAAGATAGATGGATTGGTGATGAACTTCATTACACAGGTATGGGACAAGTTGGGGACCAAGAGCTTAAAAGCCAGAATAAAACGCTCGCTGAGAGCCATAGTAACGGCGTTTCGGTTCATCTATTCGAAGTATTCACGGATAAAGAATATATTTACCAAGGCCCTGTTACGCTCATTAGTGAGCCCTATCAAAAGATTCAGCCAGATGCGAATAAACAAGAGCGTACCGTTTGGATCTTCCCACTTAAGCTATTAGATACCCGTACTACAATTAGCGCTGAGACTATCGTTAAAGCTAGTCAGAAGAAGCAGCGTAAATATAAGAGGAAATCGACTGAGCAACTTATCGTAGATGCCAAAGCTTCAGCACAGACTGAAGTCAGCTATCGCAATACTCAGACTAAATATTACATCCGCTCTGATTCAATCGCTCAGTTAGCAAAACGTTTGGCCAATGGTATTTGTCAGTTATGTGAGCAACCAGCTCCTTTTAAAGATGCAAATGGCGAGCCCTACCTGGAGACTCACCACATTGAATGGTTAGCACACGGCGGTGCTGATACCGTAGAAAATACTGTTGCCCTCTGCCCGAATTGTCATAAAAAGATGCATATTGTGAATGCTGAGGCTGATCGATTAAAGCTGAAAGAAAGTATTTTTTTTTTAATTAGTCAACTCAAATAAAACCTTATTAAATATCAATTATATTAAAGTAATCAGGAGGATAAATGTCTGCTAATTTAGGAACTATTCTGTCATTTATTGCTAGCCTCGCTATTGTTACACCCATCTTAAAATTTCTTTTTCTTTCTTCTTATCGTACTCATTTAAGAAGAAGTAAATATATTGAAAAAAGGAATTTGCTTCAAACCTATTATGATGAAACTTATTTAAAAAAAGATAAAAAATCTAAATTTATCCTGCAAGAAGATACAAATGTCCTAATGAGTAATGAAAAATATTCTTACCAATTAATCTTTAAAATATTAGAATCAAATGTTCAGTATTTCTACCAAGTGATAAATACCTTAAATTTTTGTGGCTGGTATTTAAAAGAAAAAAAAGTTAATGGCAATTTCATACTAACTTGCAGATTTTCAAAGAAGACTTTGAAAATTATATTTGATGTTTACCTCACCATGTATATCTACACAAGCACATTTTGGCTTTTGGGTAATTTTTATTGTCTAATGACTAAAGCCAAACCTCTTAATAATATAGTTTTTGACATTATCATTATACTAATAATGATATTTGCTTTTCCTGCTGGAAAGGCTCGTGCTACATTAAAATTATCTGAAATTTTAGAAATCAAATTTAAAACTGACTAAGTAAATACTGCTTGGTCTTAGCTAATTTTTTTAAATAATAAAGCCTATCATTTGACAGGCTTTAATTTTTTAGCACTTATGAGCTTTGCTAAACTCTAATGACTCCTGAATCAGCCCATCCATGATATTGAAAATACGCTTTAGCTCTTGAAATACCGAATCAGGTACATCATAGACTTTACTAACATACTCAATGTTCTTATCACATAGATGCCGAACAGCACCAATCATGGCTGCTAGATCTGCTACCTGCTCATAAGCCAAAGCATAGCCATCTGCAACATCACTGGCATCAAAAGTTTTATCTGGGGTTTTCATGATTATCCCCTTCACTAATCTATGCCATTAAGCGTTAACAGGTTTGAAAATTTTTTATCCATATTCATCAATCGACCAATGAGACCGTGTATATCCAAACTTTCTTTTTGCCAATTATGGGTTTGAGCAATTTGAAATAGTGATGTGTAAGCTCGCTCACCCAGCAAGAGCTTTGCCTCATATGCTCCGCTATTAAAATGCTCATGGATACCATAGCTCATGCCCGGGTTAAGTTGACACATCGCATTGCCGAACTCATTCCACCATTGGCTAATCCATATCATATGTAGCGCAAGATTCCGGATATTTGATTCCTCACTCTGACTACGTAACGTCATTTTTTCAAGAAAGGTAACTGAGTCATTAAAATGGATGGCCAGTAGATCTTTATAACTGGAAACTTTGAAATGTTGATGATGCCTATGCCACATCTCTGTGCGCTTCTTGACACTGCCCTCACAGCGGCGATCAACAATCGCTTTTAGTTCAGCGATCTGTCTATTGTTGATTTTAATTCGGGTTTCTAATTGAGGCTGTTTTGGTTTGCTTTCTTTGTCGAGTATGCCCAGTACCCACTTTCTAAATTGTTTAGCTACTTGGGTACGGGCAAAGAAAGTAATCAGATGGCAGCCACGTAAACTAAATATCCGTACCGTCAAGGATTATCAATGACTTGCGTCATATCTGAGGTAAATTCATCTGAATTACGATCATAGATACGTGAAACTGAATCTTCGCGTGCATAGCCCAAAGCTTGTGCTAATTCAGATGATGTAATCCATATTTGGCCATCATTTTGCTGTAGAGGATGAAATTGTATAGTTTGAAAAATTAAATTACTCATGCTTAACCACCTCGGGTTTAGATTATGGTAGCCACAAACAGGCAAACCTTATGAGTAATTGTACCCTATAATCAGGGTACATCAAGTTTTTTATTAATTCTTAAAATTTGTTTAGTGCTTCAGCATAATTAGCAGTATCTAGACTATTTTTCTTTAGCAATTCAATAATCTCATTTTTAACACCTATAGGAACTGGTCTTCTTTCTTGTAACCAGTCTCTAACTCGACGCGCATCTACCTCTAAAGCTCTAGCTAAATCGCTTTGCCATTGGTTACCATATAGCAGCTCACCAGCCTGTCTCAACTGCTCAGGTGTCATTCGATGAGTATCATTTGATTCAGACATATATACCTTTACTTAAGTAAGTAATTAAGTAAGTCACCACTTACTTATCAAAACCAAGTTATTACACCATAAAATTTAGTAAATACTAATTTTCAGGTTGTAAAAATTAGATAAAAACTAACTTTAATTTGTAGAAAAATTAGCAAAATACTAACTTTAAGTTATAGAAATTAGATAGAAACTACTTTTTAGGCTTAAAACCTAACTTTAAGTTGTAAAAATTAACTAAAAACTAACTTCTAATTAAATTTTATCTAAAACCCTATAAACCCATACCTACAATGCAACGCTGCCAAACCACACTTCACGTCTTGTCTAGCATCGTTTTGAGTTCGTTCTTCATTAGCCATCTCAGACCATGATTGTCCTCGAAAGTAACGATCAATCACGGCATCTAACCATTCATCCATCACTTCGCTGGTGCCCAACATATCCAGTATTAGACGCTGTACAGCACGTGCTTCATTGTCATTAATTTCACAAGTGACTTTACCTCTCTTTGGTCGTGATAGTTCAGAAGAAGTATCAGAAATATAGTCAGCGATGACTTGATTACGTTTCTTCTTCGTCAGCTTTTCGGTACGGCGGGTTTTAGCTGCGTTATCCATCGCCACGGCTATTGGATTGATACTCTGGCCACATGGACCAGTGTGACTGTAGAGCCAGGCACCGAACTGGTATAACCAACCTTCTAAATCGAATCGTGACCAGTCAACTGCTTGCATGATATGCATCTTTTCAATCACCAATGTCATTTTGTACCTCTTACCAATTGCTCTATCTGTTGTACTGCTAAACCGGATTTCACTTGTTGTGTGCTGAAGCGTAAAACCTGAAATCCTAAAATTGCTGCTGCGTTGTATTTTTCCATGTCACCGATGTAACCGGTTCCTCGGGTATGCCTTCCACCTGACCAGATCCCACCTTCAACCTCGATCAAGATTTTGGTCTTGCTGATCAAGAAATCTGCCCGCCATTTGCGTGTTGGGTGAAATTTGTATTCCTGTTCAAAGCCGATGCCTAAGGCTCTTAAATCTCGCATCAGGATTAATTCGCCTTCACTTGGTTCCTGTTGCCTAGGTTTAGCTCTAAACTTGCTCTTCCTGTTTGCTTTGGGTTTAACCAGTGATTTATACTCGGCAATACTTAATTTCATTGATCGCTACACTCATGGCATATGGCTCTCAGGCTTAGAGCGCTACGTTGACATGGTAGAGGTCTCATGCAGCATCCCCCTTATGCTCATTGCTGATGTTGATCAGGTACTCGGCCCATTTCTTGAGATTTTCAGGTTCTTTGAGCATAGATTCCAAACGCTTAGCCAGTTGCTCATAGCTTTCGTTTCCATTTGAATATTTAGCGAACTCAGGTAAACGCGATAACTTGCTTGCAAAGAAATGTCTTTGTTTGTCGGTCAAAGTGTCTTTGGATTTTGCTGGTTGCTTCTGTTTCGGTTGAGATGAGTTTTTTAAACGGTCCTGTTTTGCTTTCGCTTCGAGTAACCAATTTGCAAAGTGGTAGATCATGAGTTCATCACACATGCTCTTTTCCACATTGAATAATTCAAAAGCTCTAAGCTCACGGTTGAACCAGGTTGATGAGATGATTTCGTTTGTATCAATCTCAGGGTTTGCTTGAGTAATTTCCAAACTCAATTTTTTTGAACAAAGCCAATGGTTTTTATTTTTAGATTCTAATGGGAGGTTCTTTGGTAGATTCCGTGTCCCAACTTTGGGACTCTTTAACGGAATTGTTGGGACTCTTTCATGGAATTGTTGGAACTGTTCCACTGTTGGAACTGTTCCATTGTTGGTACTGTTTAAATCATCATTTTCACTATCAAAGAGTACCGTTAGTGGTACTGTTTCTCGACCTTTAACGCCGATCAAAACATAAACTTTAACTTGTTTGGTACGGCCTTTTCGCTCACCAGTATCTACAATCAAACCATCCTCAATTAACTCATCTATAATTTTAAGCACAGTTTTACGATCCATCTCTGTATCTTCAACAAGACGGGCAATACTTGGGTAGCAAACATGATCTTCAC